GTGTTGTATTACCAAACGCTTCTACCTAACGCAGATAAAACTAGAATAGGATCGGGTGATACTGATAAGACAGGCGAAGGCAAAACCCAGTCTGATTTGACTAACGCACAAGGCAACGAACAAAGCAGTAACTCTATTAATCCTGCACAAAAAGCCGCTAAAGGATTATCTATTAAAGATAATCAAGGTATAGATCCAGGCGACTACGAACAAGTGGCTGACAGTATTCTAAAGAATAACATATACGCTAATTCTGCAGGTGATATGGTAAATGTTAACTTATCTATCATTGGTGATCCAGAATTTTTATTAGGTTATAATTTTAACGATTTCTCTGACGACGAAACAGCAGAGAACGTAAACTTGTTACGTTTACAAAAAGAAATTAATTGTTATTTAAATTACAGAACACCACAAGACTATGACGAAGAAACAGGTATGTTGCTTCAGTCAACCGACCCAGCGTTTTTTAATAATGCTGTCAGCGGAATTTACAAAATTATTTCTGTCACTAATAGATTTAATAGAGGACAGTTTACACAGAACTTAGATACTATTAGGCTGAAAAATCAACCTGGAACATATACAAATTCAGGCGATAAAACAAAGCAAAGTGATAGTGCCAATGACAGTATTACAGGAGCAGGTGGATTAGATCAAGTTGGAACAGACAATGCTCTACAAGGATTTAGAAGTGGTTTTGGTAATCAGTTAGGCGGGCTACAAAAATCATTAGCCGATTCGGCAGCAGCCGCAGGCGAGATAGTACCTAGTCAACAAAATTTAATAACACAGTTGGGTGCAACTATCAGCCCAGACACTGCGTCAGGATTTAACCCGACAGTTAACGTAGCAAGAAGCAATGGCTCTAGTGTATTTGCTGGCTTAGCCGCTGACAACGATGCACAGCCAGTACAAGTTAGCACACAGCCAGGGCAAACATCATTAACTAAAGCACAAGAACGTGCAATTCAAACAGGAAGTTTTAAGACAGGATTTAATCAATAATGGCAGTTAATAACACACAAAGATTTGCTAGTATCAAAAATTCAGATACCGTACAAACCAGTGACTTAATAAGTCCTGGACCATATGTAGGTGTAGTTAAAAACAATGTAGACTACAACAGATCAGGTAGATTACAAGTTTATGTTCCTCTACTAGGCTCCAGTGATCCAACAGACCAAAAAGGATGGCTAACGTGCCAATACCTAAGTCCGTTCATGGGATTCACAAACATGGATCAACCATCAGATCAAGAAGTGTACGATGCTGTTCAACAAAGTTACGGCTTTTGGATGGTGCCACCTGATGTTGGCATTAGAGTATTAGTAGTATTTGCTGACCAAGATCCTGACAAAGCATTTTGGATTGGATGTATCCCAGAGCCACTTAAAACACAAATGACACCAGCAATTGGCGCACGTAATTATAGTGATGGGACAGGCACACCGATCGACTTTAGCATGGCAGAGGAAAATGTAACTCTTCCAGCATTACAAGAATCTTTAGAGAAGCACTTTACCGACGGTGGCGGAACTACTAACATTAGGTTTCCTTCTAGCGAAATACAATTTAAAACTGTTGAAGACATTAAAGATTTCTATGCAAAAGCCAGACCAGTGCATGAAGATGTTTTTAAACAACTATGCTTGCAAGGCACACAATTAGACCTAGTAAGAGGTCCAATTACTTCCAGTAGTCAACGTGAAAGTCCTAGTCAAGTATTCGGATTCAGCACCCCAGGCAGACCACGCAAAGACGTAGCACAAGATGCCAATTTAATTAATAAGATTAAAAGTGGTGACATTGAACTAGACGAAGTTAAAGATTATAACAGACCAGGTAAGACATCGAGACGTGGCGGACATAGTGTAGTATTAGATGATGGTAACATTGTAGGCGAAAACAATTTAATGCGTCTTCGCACTGCACGTGGGCACCAAATCTTAATGCACGACACTGAGGAAGTAATTTATATTCAACATGCTAATGGCATGAGCTGGGTAGAAATGGACGCAACTGGACAAGTTACTATCTACGCTAGTAATAGCGTCAGTGTTCGTAGCGGACAAGACATTAACTTACATGCAGATAGAGATATTAATTTAAACGCTGGCAATGACATTAAGATGCGTAGCAAGAAAAAGATCAAAGTAGAAACAGATCAGATGTACATTAAAACGTTTAAAGAAACTAACTGGGAAACTAAAAAAGACTTAACTGTGTTAGTGGGCGGCAGTATTGCTATCAACAGTGGAGAAAGTGGTGGTTGGAATTGCGGTGGAGACACTAATATTACAGCCGCAACAATAAACCTCAACAGTGGTCCTGCACCACAAAGTCCTAAGGTAGAGGATATTCCTAAGGTTGACTACACAGACGTCAAAGCACAAGACTCTATTGTGTGGAAAGAAACAACTGAAGAAAAAGATGAAATAGAAAGTATTAATCCTATTATACCAACACATGAGCCTTACCCACGCAGAGTCAGACCAAAAACCCCACAACAAATTGCAGAATTTTACAGGAAACTATTGTAATGGACATAAGCAAACTGTTTAGCGATTTACAGTCACAAGTTGGCGGTAATCAAGACAAGATTAAAACAGCTCTTTCAAGTGCTGACATACCACAAGATGCGTTTAAGGACTTGAGCAAACAGTTTCCAGGTCAGATAAAAGGTTTGGGATCTGCTTTTAGTAACGCTTTCCCACAGCAGTCTGGAGCAATTGGTTCACAATTAACTTCTACTTTGCAATCAGCAAATATACAAGAAGTGTTTAGTAGCAGAAGTGGAGAATTAAATGCATTCTTAGGAGAAGGTGGCGCAGATCAAATTGGTAATATATTTAATAATACACAAGACCTAGACATTCAAGGCAAGTTTGATCTAGCAAATGAAAGGTTTGCTGACATCAACTTTGGAGAAAAATTAGGTGACATTGACACTAATTTTGAGGTAGGCATGGCCGAGCTTAGTACAACCCTAAGTTCAGAAGAAACACAAGCCAAGTTGGCTAAAGCATTTGAGAAGTTTAAAGATGTTGATGTTGAAAAGATGTGGATCGATGCACAACAAAAAGTCGAAGCAATCACAACACAAAGTGATATACAGGACAAACTTAGTGGACTGTTTAAAGAACTTCCAGAGTTACTAGAACAATCCGACGACAAACTAACAGGCTTGTTAGAAGGAGGGATAGATATACCGTTTGAAGAAATGGCCACTAAAGCTCAAATGAACATAGACAAGTTGTCAAAAGACGGTTCGTTAACAGAACTAGGTGACATGAGTAAACTTCAGATGGACGGTCTAATGACTCAAATGGGCAAGTTTAATACAGGGTTCGGGCCAGATAGATTCAGCGAAATGTTTGGTGATGGCATAGGTAAGTTTAACATGGGACCAGAAATGTTAGAGGATGCAGGTTTTTTACAAAAAGGCTTAGGCGATAAGTTTAACTTAGGGCAACTAACTAGTAGCGATATTTTTAATAATCCTGCAAGTTGGGTAGGTGGTGGTAAAGGTCCTGCTAACTTACAAAGTTTTTTAGGTAATCCTTTAGCACAACACCAAGGTTTTGCGGCTGGAATGACAAAACAGTTTGGTACTATGCTAAAGTCAGGCGGGATACTCGCTGGAGATAGTGCAGAAGCACAAGGAGGAATGTTAGCAATATCTAGCAAACTTGGCCCTGCAGTAGCAAAAGCATGGCGACAAGATAATATTGCAAATATAGCAGGTTCAGTTAGGTCGTCTGTGCCTAACTTACAAGCACAAGCAGACAAGTTATTCCAAAATGGTAGATTTGGAGTAAGCGTATTAGGAGCGAAGAAATGACAATATACAGAGGATTCAGTACATTAATTAATCAACGTAAGACTAGAATAGCAGACTATGAACTTGCTAAACAAGATTTAATTAATCATTTTCATATACGTAAAGGCGAGAAGTTACATAATCCTAATTTTGGTAGCAACTTATGGAGCGTTGTATTTGATCCGTTAACTGCTACAAGTAAACAGGCTATTATAGATGACGTAAAAGCAATTGTAAGTTATGATCCTAGGATTAACGTTACAGACGTTACTATAGTTGAATACGATCAAGGCATACAGGTAGAACTTGACTTAGAATATGTCAATTCAGACTTTACAGACCGAATTAAACTGCGTTTTGACCAAGCAGATCAAAGTTTGACAGCAATATAATAGCAGTTTTTAAACACAATAAATACTACAAGGTATACAAATTATGGCGATAAATGAACGACAAGTAGGGCTTTTAGCCGCAGAAGACTGGCAAAAAGTTTATCAAAGTTTTAGGGAAGCAGACTTCCAGAGCTATGACTTTGCAACTTTACGCAAGTCTATGATTGACTATCTGCAACTTTACTATCCTGAAGACTTCAACGACTTTGTTGAGAGTTCAGAGTACATTGCCTTAATAGATTTAATTGCATTCATGGGACAGAGTCTAGCGTTTAGAGCAGACTTAAACACCCGTGAAAACTTTATTGATACAGCAGAGCGTAGGGAAAGTATCCTGCGTCTAGCAAGACTAGTTAGTTATAGTCCTAAGCGTAGTATTCCTGCTTCAGGCTTTTTGAAGTTTAACTCAATAGGAACTACGGAATCAGTAACTGACAGTAACGGTAAAAACATTAGCAACACTGTTATTAACTGGAATGACACAAGTAATCCAGACTGGCAAGAGCAGTGGAATACTATTTTAAACTTAGCAATGATATCGGGACAAAAGGTAGGTAAGCCTGGTAACAGTCAGACACTTAACAGTGTCAAGCATGACGAGTATGCATTTAGAATCGATAACACCAGTTTACCAGTATTTCCTTTTAGTAAAACAGTTGACAATGTAAACACTAACTTTGAATTAGTTAGCCCTACAACACTTAATCAACAATATGTTTATGAAGAGAATGTTGGTCCAGACGGTACATTCCAAGTTTTATATAAGAATGATAACTTAGGTAACGGCAGTAACAATACAGGTTACTTCTTTTACTTCAAGCAAGGTTCTACAGGAACTATTGACTTAAACTTTGATGAAAGTTTAGTTAACAGAGTAACAAATATTAATATCTCAAATATTAACAATAACGATCTGTGGTTGTACAGTTTAGATGATGACGGCAATTTACAGGACTTGTGGAATCAAGTTCCTAGTGTCGCTAATGCAAACATCATTTATAACAGCGACACTTCAGCAAGCCGTAAGGCATACCAAGTAACTACTAGATTAAACGATCAAGTTAACTTGGTGTTTGGTGACGGTGCCTTTGCAGAAATACCTCAGGGTAGATTTAGATTGTTCTATCGCATTTCAAATGGTTTAACATATCAGATTACACCAAACGAAATGCAAGAAGTAACTTTTAGTGTAAACTACGTTAGTAAGCGTGGTAGACAAGAAACACTTACTATTGTTGCAAGTTTAGAGTACACAGTTACTAATGCAACTGCAAGAGAAAGTGCTAACGATATTAGACTAAAAGCACCACAGCAGTACTATACACAAAACAGAATGATTAACGGTGAAGATTATAATATCTTCCCATTTACTGCATTTAGCGACTTGGTTAAGTCTAAAGCAGTTAATAGAACATCGAGTGGTATTAGCAGATTCTTAGACGTTGCTGACACAACAGGCAAGTATTCTAGTACAAATATTTTTGCTGAAGACGGCATGATATATCAACGAGATGCTAACAAAACATTTACATTTGATTTTGTAACTAACGCAGATATTTTAAATGCTATTAACAATCAAGTTAATCCTGCACTAGCAGAACGTGAAACGTTGCATTTTTATTATAATAACTTTAACAGATACACTTTTCCAAATTTAGATTGGAATCAAAGTACAGCAACAACCAATACTGCCACAGGATACTTTAAAAACGATACAACCGATGATCCGCAGAATATTGGTAGTTTTGTTGGTGATAACAGAAAGTACCTAACTGCAAACAGTTTAGTTAAGTTTACCGCTCCAAGCGGAAAGTATTTCAGTGTTGGTAATTTATTAAAAACAGGTACACCAAGTTTGCCAGGAGATCGTACAGTTATATGGGCCACTATTACTAGTGTTGTCACAGACGGTACTAACGGCGGCTTAGGTAATTTAGAAAATGGCAACGGACCAGTAACACTAAACGAGTTAGTACCAACTGATGCTATTATGAGTCAGGTCATTCCTACATATAACAATCAGCCAAGTGCAACAGTTCAAAACTCAATGATAGAATTAATTAAAGTCTATGATGAGTTTGGTTTAGGTTATGACCAAGACACACGTACTTGGTATATTATTGCCGACGCAGATTTAGATTTAACTAGCGACTTTAGTTTAACATACGCACAAAACACAACCAGTGCAAGTTTAGATGCTAGTTGGTTAATGCACTTTAAGGCAACCAACCAAGTGTACACAGTTGCATATAGAAACTTAGAATACGTCTATGAGTCAGAAGGCGAAACAAACTTCTACTTAGACGAAGCCGCTAAAATATTTGATGCAAGTATTAATAGTGCTATAAAAGACAACATTAAAGTTTTAAGGATTAACAGCAAGCCCGATAGCAGTGATGCATTAACTACTGCTGTTGACTTACAGGTTTATAAAAACGTAGTTGAGAGCGACGGCTATGCCAACAGCAAGAGGCTACGTATTAGTTTTACTGATAGCGACGATGATGGTATTGCAGACGATCCAGACTTTTTTGAAACATTAGTTGCTCCGTCTACCAATCCTAACGACAAGAGAGTTTATTTTAAAGCATCAACAGATCAATATAGTTTTAGTGATATTACACCGTTAGCGGCTAACACAGTAAACTATGATTTTGCTGACTTAGATGAAATCGAAGCAAACAAAAACGACTACCCTGATAAACAGATATTCTTTACTACAACTTCATTAAAGTTTTATCAACTTAATGTTGTTAGCGACGTTAAGGTTATAAGTTTGTTGTCTGGATATAGTTATTATACTGGTAGACAAAGTTTAAGTTTCCAGTACAGACACAATGCACCAGGATACAAGCGTATTGATCCTAGCCCAAGCAATATTATTGATTTATTTTTGCTAACAAACAGCTATAACGATGAATATAGATTATGGGCCCAAGACACAACGGGTAAGATAACAGAGCCAAAAAGACCTACAGCAGAGAGTTTAAGATTAAACTATGCAAGTTTAGAAAACTTTAAGAGCGTATCAGACACTATTATCTTTAATAGTGCCAAGTACAAGCCGTTGTTTGGTATTAAGGCAGATTCAGGACTAAGAGCTACATTTAAAGTAGTTAAGAATCCAAATGTTAATATTTCAGACAGCGAAGTAAGAGTACGTGTTGTAGAAGCACTTAATGAATACTTTGAACTTGAGAATTGGGACTTTGGAGAAACATTTTACTTTAGTGAACTAAGTGCATATTTACATGCAGAACTAGTTCCTTATGTTGCAAGTATCGTTATCGTACCTGACAACGCAAACTACGGAAACTTACAGCAAATTACTTGCAACGCAGATGAGATTTTTATTAATGTAGCAACTGTTGATCAAGTAGCAGTTGTACCAAGTTTAACAGCATCAAACTTAAAATTAGGGTAATAAATGGCAGTAAGAACATTAGACTTTTTACCAGCAGTATTTAGAACACCAACGAACCAAAAATTTCTAAATGCTACTATTGAGCAGGCAACAACAGAAGTTGATCTTAAAAGATTAAATGGATTTGTTGGGCGTAAGTTCACACCTACATTTAAATCATCTGACAACTACATAATAGAACCTTCTGCTGATAGAACAAATTATCAACTTGAGCCTAGTGCGGTTGTTAAGAACGATGCTGGTACTGTAACATTTGTCAACGACTACAACGACCTTATTGATTCTATTCAATATTACGGCGGACTAGTTAACAATCACGATAGATTGTTTAGTGCTGATGCTTATACATTTACAGGTGAAATTGACTTAGATAAGTTTGTTAACTTTGCTCAGTACTATTGGTTACCAACTGGGCCAGACGCTGTTGATATTAAAACACAAACAGTTGCTACCCAAGAAGACTACAGAGTTACGAGAAATCCGCAAGTAAGTGAGTATGCATTTGCGGCATCCGGCGATGTTGGTATTGGACTAGAAAGTAATCCAACAATTTATTTGTCTCGTGGCGGCAGCTATACTTTTAGAGTAGGACAGTCAGGTAATCCTTTTTGGATACAAACAGAAATTGGCACTACAGGTTTTAGGCTGAACCAAGCAAACATTTCTAGTAGAGAAGTGTTGGGCGTAACTAACAACGGTGACGACGACGGCGTTATTACGTTTAACGTACCACTAAAGACCGCACAGGATTTTTACATCAATATGCCTAAAGTTGACAATGTTGACTTGGCTACAACGATACAGTACAAAGACTTAAACAATCAACTATTGTCTACGATACTAGACAAGTTTGGCGGCATAGACAGTCAGCGTAACCTCGCAGACAAAACAGTTATATTTTTAGATGTAGAAAGTGGTGGTTGGCAAACAGGTGGTGTGTTTGATAAAGACGGCGAAAACTACGATAGTGGTGTTTATGACGAAGGCTACGAGCCAACAGATGTTGAGAAGTACGGTATTTGGAGAGTGGCGTTAGAAGGCAATCTAGAAGATCCTATTGTTACTTTCCGTCCGTTGACAGAGATACCTACAAATAATAAAGTTTCAGTTAGAGAAGGTACAGCAAACGGTAATAAAGAATTTTACAAATCGACTTCAGGGTTCTTGGAAGAGATTCCTGTTATTACTGCTATATTAGATACATTAGTTTACCAAGATGGTACCGACGGTGAACGTTATGGCACAATTAAAATTATCGAACCTCAGACTTTATCTAATATCGATGTTGTGACTGACATTTTAGGAAAAACAACTTATACATCGCCTGAGAGTGTTAGTTTCACTAACGGACTTAAAGTTAAATTTGACGAAGGTGTTACACCCGCTGAATATGCTGGCAACAGTTATTACGTTGAAGGTGTTGGTACAGCAATAACACTAACTGATGTAGCAACACTAGTTACTCCAGAGTCCTACATTATTGACGAATCGATTGGTTACGACGTAGATTTATACGATACACAAGGATACGAATCCAGCGCCAACGCTCCTACCACACAAGACTATATTGTATCTAAAAGAGACAGCATAGATGGTAACGCATGGTCACGTGGCAACAGATGGTTCCACGTAGACGTTATTAATGCTACTGCTGAATATAATAATTTTACTCCAGTCATTGATCAAAACAAACGTGGCAAGCGTCCTATCATTGAATTTAATAGCAACTTACAGTTGTTTAACTTTGGACGCCGTGCTAAAAAACCAGTTGATATTATCGACACAGATACACTGGATGCATTTACTAACGTAGAAGGTTTTGCTAATTATACAGCCGACGGTATTACACTAGCAAACGGACATAGAATTATTTTTGCCGCTGACAGAGATGACGATGTTAGAAATAAAATTTACGAAGTAACACTAGTTGATCCACAAAACGACGGATCACAACAAGTTCATTTAACCTTAGCAGAAGATGGCAACGTTGAAACAAATGAAACTGTAGTTGTTAAACTTGGTTCTAAAGGTATAGGTAAGCAATACTGGTTTGATGGCACATCTTGGATACAAGGACAACAAAAGTTAGGATTTAACAAGGCTTGTAGATTTGACGTATTTGACAGTGCTGGAAATAGTTTCTCAAACTCTAGTGTGTATCCAGGAACCCAATTTGCAGGAACAAATATATTTTCATATAAGCAAGGCACAGGAACACCTGACACTGTTTTAGGCTTTCCGTTAAGTTACAGAACATTTGAAAGTGTTGGAGATATATTGTTTAACAACAATTATCAAATTGACACGTTCGCAACAACTGCTAGTTTAACGAATGAGGTATCTAAAGGTTTCTTACATGTTAATTCAGATATCAGCAACTTTGCACTTGCTAATACATGGAAAAAAACAAGCACTGATACTAGACAGTTCCAAGTTTACAGTTATACTTACAAAGGCAGTAACTTATTTTTATATCCTGCCACTGAAATTGAAAATATTGCAAGAAGAACACTTAAAGTGTTTGTGGGTAGTAGATTGTTGAACACAACCGAGTATGCTAAAGTTACTTCTAACAACAAACAGTATATACAAATTGACTCAAGTGTTACGCTAACTGACAAAACTATAACAATTTTAACTCTGACTAACGATGTACTAGAAAACACTTATTACAAGATTCCTATTAACTTAGACAATAATAGTTTAAACGAAGAGTTTGAAACTGTTACATTAGGACAATTAAGGAATCACTTCCAAATTGAGTTTGAAAATACTATTGGAACGTTGGGAGCGTTTCCAGGCAGTAATAACTCTAGAGACATACAAGTTAATAATAGCGAAGGCAACATTGTACAACATGCCAGCGGTATTCCGTATGCTATGATGTTTACGGGCGACAAGTTAGCAAACTTCTTTGACAGTTTAGAGTCAGCGGCTAGAGAGTACACTAACTTTAAAAATAAATTTGTACAAACTGCTTATACAACACCTGGCTTAGAATTTTTGTCAGCAGATGCCGCCGTTGATGCAGTACTAACAAATATTAACGAATCTAAGACAGACTCTTTCCCTTGGTACTACAGCGATATGATTCCTGTTGGTAGCGACATTGTAGAAAACACATACACGTGGGCACAAGGTAATAGTAAGACCTTTAGACTTACATCAGTAGTTGATATGAATGCACCTGGTGAAAAGAGTGTACTAGTGTTCAACAATACAACACAGTTACTAAGATACAGAGATTATAATTTTAGTAGTGATGGGTTATTTGTGGAATTAACAACTTCGTATACTCCTACAGTAGGAGATGTTATTAAAATTAGAGAGTATAATTCAACTGCTGGTAGCTTTGTTCCTGAAACTCCTAGTAAAATGGGATTGTATCCTAGTTATCAACCTAGACTATTAACAGATACAACATACAGAACAGATACAACATTTATTGTTGGACACGACGGCAGTTATACTCCAGTCTGGGGCGATGCTAGAGATGACATTTTACTAGAATTAGAGAAGCGTATCTATAACAATATTAAAGTTAGATACAACAAAGATAGATTAGACATACATGATGTTTTACCTGGACAGTTTAGAACAACTGACTACACTAGAGCAGAATGTTTGCAAATTATTGGCGGTGAATTTGCTCGTTGGGCAGGTAATAACCAAATTGATTACACACAACATGACTTTTTCTTAAACAGCGATCCGTTTACATTTAACTGGAATCAAAGTGCTAGTGCAGTAGACGGTAGTGTGTTACCAGGTTTTTGGCGTGGAGTTTACAGACACTACTACGACACAGATACACCACACTTAACACCCTGGGAGTGTTTGGGACTAGCAGAAGAACCAAGTTGGTGGGCAGACGCATACGGTACTGCTCCGTTCTCAGCAGGTAACTTAGTGTTGTGGGACGACTTAGAAGCAGGTTACATTAAAGAACCAGGTAACGAGCGTTATGATACTCGCTATAAGAGACCAGGTGTAACCAAATACATACCTATCAACGTATATGGTGAACTAAGAGCTCCCAACGAGTTCTTAGTAAGATCGTTTAACGGTAACTATGTTCAAAACAGTTTCGCTATAGGTGACGAAAGTCCAGCAGAAACAGCTTGGATTAAGAGCAGTCATTATCCGTTTGCTGTGCAAAAACTTTTAGCATTAACTAAGCCAGCAAAATATTTTGGTGTTAATGCTAGAGTTAGTGCATACGATAAAAATACAAGTTTGGATCAATTTATACTATCTACTACTAATAGTAGGTTAACTAAAGACGACATTCAAGTTAACGGTTCTTTAGTTAATGGCGTGAGACAGTACACAGCAGGTTATGTTAACTGGATTGCTAGTAGAATTAGAGACTTGGGTATAGACCCTGCTGTAACACTAAGAAATAAATTAGATAATTTAGACATTCAGTTGTCTTATAAACTAGCAGGCTTCACTGACAAAACATACTTAAAGGTTTTAGCAGAACAAAATTCTCCACAAAGTACAACGGACTCAGTGTTTATACCTGACGGGGACTACGAGTTATTTTTACACAAGTCTAACCCTTTAAATAGACTAAGTTACAGTGCAGTTGTTGTTGAAAAAGTTGCAAACGGATATAAAGTTGAAGGATACGACTTAGATAATCCTTTCTTTAGAGTGGTTCCTAGTAGAACTAACAGCAAGAGAAACATCGTACAACTTAATATTTTTGGAACTACTGTAGATGTAAACAATGACTTCCTTCCAGTATTTGAATCTGTTCCCTACGG